TGATGATTAGTCCCATGCCGATAATGATTCCGACGATGGTGGCTGGCAGTCCGAGTTCCGGGTTGTTTTGGTTGATTGTTACGACGGCGTAGAAGGCCATCCATAGGATCCATATTGCACCTGCGATTTTCAGCATTTGTTTTCTCCGTTCTTTGCTGTATGTCTAGTTTGTGCCAGGTGTTTTGTTATTTGCAACCAGCGTGTCGTGTCGTTATCGGATTGTTACATCGTTGATTTCAAAGCATCTGACAAGAACGCCGTCAGCTGGTGCGTATTCTTTGCGAGCATTCAAGATCACTACCTGGCTATCGTCTTTGAATAGTCGACCAGTGGCAGCGTCGAGAACCGTTCGGCATAGTTTGTCGATGTCGGGTTTCACGCTGGGATGCTCACGCTTAGATGTCTTAGGCCTGACGAAATAGAACACAAGCTCGACACGCACCGGGTTCAATGTGGGTGATGCGTCGTCAAACCATTTCTCGAGTGCAGCGCGGTATGATTTGTGATTCTTGTTGGCCTCGAACATGACTGCTCTACCGTTGATGACCATAGCGGTCTTGCTCCCCTGGGGGATTGGTTTGCCTTGGTAGAAGCCATGCCAGATCATTAGAACGGTGCGTCTATTGCTACTTCGGAACCGTCGCCATTGGTGACGTTTGATCCGTTAGCGACAAGGTTGGGGATTGCAGATCGAAGTGTGATGAGCAGCGGTTCGTTGATGTGTGTTTCACGCCCGGTTTTTTCAAGGCCATCCGATGAGGTGTAGGTAGTTTCCTTCTCATACCAGTCGTTCGATTCGACCTCGATGAAGTCACCTTTTTGAGCACCGGTCGGAGCTTCAAACCAAACGACATATTTCTTAAAGATCTCGCGACCGGTCTTCTTCAGAGTCTTCCTGACCCAAATACTGACCATGCCTCGTTCCGTAGCTGAAGCAACTTCGCCTGCGATGATGATTTTTTCTGACATTCCGATTTCCTATCTAGATTCTTTTAAGTTAATTAATATTAGTTTATATTTGTAGGTCAGTTCTGACCTGTATTGCGGTCATTTTTGACCTGTATTGCGACCAATATTGACCTGTATTGCTACCTGTTTTGACCTGTATTGCTCCCGCCGAGAAGCGGTCAACTTGATGACCTCGGCAGACGTTTCTTTATGTGAGAACGACCGGTCACATTGAGCCGGGCAGTCGAGGATGATGAAGTAACGATTGGTTACTCGAGCACCATGTCCTTGACCGTCGTCGTGAATGATGTCTATCTCGAACAGATCGCGCAGCTCAGCAACGTGCCGACGCACCGTTCTCTCGCTCATGTTGCATAACCTGGCAAGTGTGGCCTGACTCATCCAGGCACCAGTGTCATTCTCGTGGTAGGCGATAGCCATTAGGACAAGTTTGGCGTGAGGGCTTGCTTTGCTGTGATGCAGCACTGCCGACATCGCTTCTGAACTCATGATTTCCTCCGATTACTGATAGGCTGATTCTGCCTCTGGCGCGTTCTCCGATTCCGCGTCAGGGGCTTTTACTTTATGTCTGAGCCTAGTTCCCTGATCCGCTCAATGACGTCTGATGGTGCAATCTTCTTGACCGCTTCGGCATACAAGGCTCGTAGAGCGTCTTTGTCCTTCTGGAACGCTAGATTCTCTGCTTCGACTATCCAATCGCGCGTAGCGGGCTTCTGTGGCGTTTTTCGAGCATTTACTTCGTCAAGCGACGCAATAGATTTGGTGTCGGCTCCAGTAGCTGCAACAATGGCACGTCCCCAAGCCGAGGTCTCGGCAACCATGACTTCAGAGTCTTTGGTGTAAGGGGTCTTGCCAGGTACTGGTTCCCATGCTGAGCCGATGCCGGGTCGCTGATCGTCGGCAGTGCGAAAGCAGGCCGCAACGTAAAGAATGTATTGTTGCTCGCCAACGGTGTGAAACTCGAGGCGCACTTGTTGCAGTGAGCCATCAGGATAGTTGGCTTTGAAGTCGCGGATGCGTGTAGCGACGTCAACGTAATCTTTGGCAAAGGCCATGTTGTTTTCTCCGATTCGATTTTGTCATTTGGTTATGTTCTTGGCTGCGAGTGTAGCACTACCAATCGACAGGATAGCAGCAAGTATGTTCATAATCTGGCCTGCGATTCCTTCAGTGGTGATTCCGAGGGTTACCAGGAGCGGAACGACGGTGCCGATTACGCGGTAGATCCATAGTCGAGTCTCTGCGTCGAGTTTCATTTTTTACCTTTCGGGGCTGGCTTTGCTTTGGGGCTGTTGGCCTGGATGTGTTTGATGGGGTCGACGAGCTTCTCGGCGATGCATTCGTGAACGTTCTTGCTTCTGGCGATGCTCAAGTGTAGGTGGCTGCCAGTGGTCAATGAGCCAGTGTTGCCAACTTTGCCGATAGCGTCGCCCAGTTTTAGCGCGTGACCAATAGCAAGTTTCGGCTGCTCGAGCAGGTGAGCGTATAGTATCCAGAGTCCGTCGGCAGTGTTTTGAATAATGCAGTTGCCTAGTCCATCTGACCAGAAGTTTGCGGTGACTTTGCCAGCAGTGATGGCCGGAATGGTTTTGCCTTCGCCTGGTGCCCAGTCTTGTCCTCGATGTGGATTCTTGCGATAGGAGGCCATGTTGCCGAACTCGTCGCCACGAGTCGATGCTGGGAATGGCTCTTTGTATTCAACCATTACGCGTTCGCTATCGTGGTGACGGTTCCTGATGATCCGCGATATTTTAGTGCGCCACCTTGAACGTAAAGGATGCCGCCGGATGTTGGGTTTGTTGTTGGAACTGTTGTGGCGTTCTTGATGTAAATAACATTTTTGCCACCACCAAAGTCACCATAAGAAAAGAAGGCCGCGTTAACGACACCAGCAGATTCAACGAGGGACAAGGCAGGATTGACATTGGCCGTTCCAATGTATGCCGCAGTTCCAGTTGTTCGAATACCAGAATCGCTAGTGAGCCATTTAGCATAAGTCACGCCGTCTACATCGACTACGAGAGACTTGATTGCATCGGCTCTGATAACTTCTAGAATGTTGGCTGGTGCATCTCCATCGTTTATTGTGTTGACCGTCAATGAAACGCTACCGTATGGTGCTGTAATAGCAGCATTTGATGTTGGGGCTTTACCTGCTAATGCGCTGGTAAGTCCACTGACCTGGGATTGAGCGATTGACAAAGCCGACTGTGCAGTCCACTGCGTGTTGTAGTCAGTGCCGTTAATTTTAGAAAGCAGCTGCCCAGTAGTTCCGCCAACAGGAACGCCTTGACCGTTTGTGCCGTTAGTTCCGTTAGTTCCATTGGTTCCGGCAGCACCGGTAGCACCAGTAGCACCTGTGGCTCCTTGAATGCCTTGAATGCCTTGTGGGCCAGTGGCTCCAGTAGCGCCAGTGTCACCTTTAAGGCCTTGAGCACCAGTGGCACCCTGAGCACCAGTAGCACCCGTATCGCCTTTGAGGCCTTGAGCACCAGTGGCACCCTGAGCACCAGTAGCACCAGTAGCTCCAGTAGAGCCGGCAGGCCCAGTTGCACCTGTCGGGCCAGTAGCACCCTGTAAGCCAGTAGTGCCAAGTGAGATTACGGCATTGGTTTCTGTAACTGTGATTGTTGCATTAGGCATAAGTGATCTCCGCGCTAACTGTGAATGAACCTTGAATAAGTCGTGTGACGGTTCCTGCTTGGGTCAGTTCCAAGTCGTATAGATAAGAACCTGGCGCGATTGCCGCCATCTGAGTTGCAGTGATGCCAAGAACGATAGTTCCAGCTGCGCCGCCAAGTGTGATTCCACTTCCGTTAGTCAAGCTCAGAACTGCGTCTGACGATGCTTTTGCTCGAACTTTCATCGCCGCGGTGTAGCCAGTCAAGTTTACTAAGGAACCGTCAATCCTAAAAGTAAATGTGCGATCAAAAGTTGCTCCTTGGGGAGCAAGGATGTTGTATGTGCCTGGTTCAATCATTGGATTCCTTTGATGATAAAAGTGACTAAAGCAGAGGTTGCTAAAGCGGTGGCTGTAGAAGTTATCCAGGCTGCTTGCCAGCGTGCTTTCTCAAGGTCGCGGATGCGTGTTTCATGGTCAGCAATAATCTCTAAGCGTGCTTCAATGACTGCCAGGCGATTTGAAATGTCTGCCAGCAGGGTAGGGGTAGTCGCGCGTGGCGCGTCCTCAGCCATTACTCAGCGTCGGGGGTTACTTCAGCAGGCTTGCCCTTTGGGGCTGGTTTTGGCTCTGCTGGTGATGGCCAAGGTGCGTTGTCTACGTTTCCCATTAGTTTTCCTTTGGTAGTAGGGTTTGGTGGCATCCGCCACATTCGGCTTTGACGGGAGTATCTTCGCCGAAGTTGTATTCAATGCCCTCGTTTGGACATTTTGAGTGGTTGCAAATGAAGATGCTCATTAGACTCCTTGATACGTGATTGTGAACGAGAAGTAGTCGTTTGCTGCCCAAGTGTGTGGGATGGAACCGGTTTGAGTTGCCTGGTAAGAGTATGTTGCAGCTGCGTTTATGGCCTGCATTTTTGCCTCAGTTGTCGACAAGAACACTGTCCCAGAGTATGAACGCCCACCGACAGAGTCACGCATAAGTGCTGAACCGACTGCAAGTGATCTGTTTGCGGATGCTGAGTTGACTGGAAGTGAAATACCAATCTGACCACTCACAGTTGGAGCGGTTGTTCCCATGGTGACATACACCTGAGCGACTACCGTTTTACCGATGCGAGCGTAATAGGCCTGAGTGACTGCACCGGTGCCTTGGGTCAGGTTGGTGAATGTTGGAGTCCATGCGTTCCAACCGATGTCAAAAGTTATCCAAGCTGAACCGTTATAAATCTGATAATGGTCGAGTCCAGTGAGGTAGACGGTCATGCCCTCGGTTGGTGAGGTGAGTGCAGCGTCTCGAGCGGTTGAGTTAGTGAACACCATAACCACCTGGTTCATCAGATAGGTGTTGATGTCACTTGCTAGGGCTGGAGTGCCTGATACGAAAGTTTTGTAAGCCATTAGATACCTCTCCACAACTCTATTGTGATGTCCCAAGAACTTGGGGTAATGATGTCGATTTGTCGCGTAACAAAATACGTTTCGCTAAAGCTGATTTCGCCCAAGTCATAAGTGACAATGTTGGGGTCGAACATACGGTCGAACACCCACCAAGGCCAGAGTTGACCCTCACGTTTTGCTGCGCTGAAAGATAGTGATTCAACGCGGCGTATCTGAGTGGTCAGGTTTAGTCTATCGAGCCAGAGCTGTGTTCCGGTCGCGTCGTCGATTGGTAAGTCAACATTTAGGCTAATCGCTCCGTAAAGGTCAAATGCGTCCTGATTGCGTAGAGTCAGGGTCGAACCGCCTGTGTATGTTGCAACCACCTCATTAGGCAGGTCTCGAGAGTCGGCTTTCATGACTAGGTCGGTCATGCAGATGTGTGTTAGATCGTTGGAGTGGTTACTCGAGAACTCGAACGAGAATGTTTCCACGATGTTTGCCAAGTCTTGCTCGGAACGATAGTTAAGTGTGCCATCGCGGTCTAGCCATAATGCACCCAGTCCGGCCACAAGGCAGTCTTGGACAATTGCGCCGACCGTTGTATTCGTGTAGGTTTTGGCGGCCATGAAGTAAATGTCTGGGTTTAGGTTGGCACTAATCCCGTAATAGTAGCTGTTTGCCAAGTCGGTCAGAACATCGCTTGGATATTTGGCCAGCGAACCAATCGTGTAGGACGCGACTTTGGTGTTCAAAAAGTCTTGCATGGCATCGACGCCGTTGATGACGACGATATTATTGCCCTGCTGGTTGTAGGTGGCTTTGAAGTCACGAACATAGCCTTGCCAGATGGTGATAGTTGATCCTGGCGAGGTGTCTGGGTCGTGTTCGATGTTGATTCTAATCTGTGTGCCTGCATGGATGACACCGGTCGAGAATGGGTCGGTGGTTGCATTCTGCATAGAGATGCGTGCCGTTGACGTGGATGGTGCGTTGAAAATACCTGACTCGATGTCTGCACCGTTATTCAGTTCGATGTTGAATGTTTCACAGGTTAGGTTTTGCCAGTCGAGGCTAGATGGGTCACTGTCCCAAACTCCGCCATCATCCCATCGGTTGACGCCCCAAACGAATGTGCCAGGGTCGGGAATGTAGAACTCGATGCTTAGGTTCTGGCGTAGGTCAAAAACATCGTTGGCCATTAGAGTGTGACCGTTCTGCCTCGACTGATTTCGTAACGTCTGATGGCTTGGACGATTTCTTCACCAGTGATTGAGGCGCGGTTGATGTTGATGACGTAAGT